TTAGCCCATTCATTATCCTGTACCCATGTACGATAAAACCAGCCATTTGGGCCGTTAGGCGTGGAATCAGCAACAACAAGAGACAGATTGTCCCCATCATATAAACTCTGCAAATATCCAAGAGCGGGGTCTCTTTCTCCCTGCATGGGCCAGAATGCAACCTCAGTCATATTACCAACCTGAATCGTACCCGATCGTCCAGCATTCTTTGATCCAGCGGTCTCTTTACCATAGGCCGATCCGCTTTGGAGTTTGATCAAATCCGCAAGACTACCGCCGTCGGCTACAGACCCTTGGCCTTCGGTCCAGGGGAAATGGTCGCTCTCCGCATACCGGCGGTATATTTCGAAAACCTTGTCACTTGTACCGCTAATATCCCCCATCAAAGATCCGGCAAGATTTTCATGCTTTCTCATGTGGTGATATGTCAGTGCCTGCGCGCATGTACTAGCTCCTTTTTGCCGGGGCTTCAGGATAATCATTTTGCACGGACGGTCTTCGAGCTGACATTTACGGTAATGGGCAAACATCCTTTTTTGCAGGGTGTTGGCTACCGGCTTTATGTCTTTGCCGCGTTTATCTCGGATTACTCCGAATGTACTAAACCAGACCTCCGGGTCGATTCTGATTAAATTTTCTAGTTGCTCAGTGTTTTCCGTCATTAAAATCCTCGTTTTTCTTTTCTTCGGGCGACATCGGCATCGTACGCACCCCAAGGCCAAAATGTGTTGTGCCTGCCTTCTTTTGCGTGGCTTATGTTGTCTGATCTAGTATCATCCGCGTAATCTAAACCTTGAATTGCAAGACTTGGTAAGGGGAAAGCCTTTCTTGCTAAGGGTGCCGCTAATGCCGCTGCCTCAAAACCGGTCTTCGCTCCCTCGGAATTCATTATATCGTCGTATCCTAAACCAATTGCGGTGTAGGGATTTGGTATCAACTCTGCCATATTCTCTAAACCTGAGTCTGACTGTTCGTGAGGTGCTAACCTTTCTGTATTAAACACCCATCGGGTCGCGGGGGTGCTCTCTATAAACTCTCCAAAACCCTCCCAAAAACGGTCATCCGATCGGTTTCTTTTAACAGGCTTACCTGTAAATTTATTGGCGGGTATTATTGCGGAAGATGGGTAGTATGGGATATTAGGGTTGTCAAGCTGTGGGTGCGGAGCTTGCGGCTTTTTAGGTGCTGGAGGCAGTTCACTAAGCATATCTTCAATCTCGTATTGAGGTAACTGTTTCGAAGAAGCTCCGTCTTCTTGATATGTTATTTGTCTATTCATTGAACTGGATTTGGCTTGTGAGTTGGACTGTCGTCCATCTTTATATCGTACCTATATTCGTACTTGTAATGATGATAGTTATGTACCGTACATGCTGGGCTCGTAATCAAAATTAAAATTGTTACAAGCTTTGGCATCCGATCAGTACTTTATTGATTCGCCACCTTCGTAATATTCCGGATCTTCTTTCATCCACTCGGGAATGTCCAATCGGGGGACATCAAAATACTCTTTGAAATAGAATTCAAAAGCATCCGCATCGTTATTCTGTTGAGCCTCCCGAATCTCCTGCAAGTATACGAGCTCCAACTCTTTATTTTCGCGATCCTGGAGAAGAAGTTCTTTGTCTGCAACTTTTGTGTGGTTGCAGCCTGTCAGAACCAGTGAAATTAAGATTGAAATTATATATTTCATTTTAACATTTCCAACGGGCTCGGGCTGCTTTACCTCTTTCGCCGTTCCAACTTTTGGATCTTGCGCAAAAGGCTTTACGACGCTTTGCCGCCTTGCTTCCTTTTTTGACTTTACCTGTGACCGCAGTCTTGAGCTTGGATCCGGGATTAGCTTTGCGATACGCCGCTACCCCCTTCTTAGTCATACCGGCACCAGCTTTTGCGGTGCGGTAATTAGCTCCTTTTCCTTTGGTTGTTTTGGGTATGGGTTTACTTGGTTTTCTTTTTGCGGGCATAGCTGGCCTTTTTCTTACTGGGCATGTTCTTGATCGGCTTTTTCTTGGCCGACGTTTTCTTTTTTCCGTATGTTCTTCCGAATCCTGGCATTATTTTCCTCTGCTCCTTCCTTTTGTTTTGGGTACGCAATTGGGGACTTTGCGACCTGATTTATTTTTCATACCAATTGCTTGGTACCCTTTCCAACACGGGCCCTTTTTCTTGGCCGCGCTAGCTTTTTTCTTTTTTGCTGGCATGTTTTAATCTCCTGTTCATTGCCCGCGCGAGTTTCTGACGCTTTGCTACCTCCGCGGGTGTGTTCATAAATTTAATTTGTTCGAGGCTGTGCATTATTCCTCCTCTAGCTCATCCAAATCGAAATCTGATTCGAATTCTACGCTGGTATCGCAGAATCTCTCGATAACGCCGATTGCAAGTTCTGCCATTTCTGTTTCATCCAGGTCTGACTCCTCCCACCAGCGTACAAATACCGCTGATAGTTCGTGTTCAAACATTTGTCCTGGGCCTTTGTTTTGTTCTTCGCTCATAAAGTTCCTCCGGTCATGTTCGCAGCTGGGGATACTCCGGTTCCGGGTTTTGATAAAGCTCCTGAAACAGCCTCCATTCTTTTGCGGATTCCCGGCCTTCCTCTTTTTACGGCATCTCTATATTCGTCGTTATCTAAAAACTCCTTTGATGCTTCTTGAAACTGACCCGCATTAATGTGCTCAATTGTTTTTGGACTGCCTGTTATGCCACCTCGATAGGCCGACTGTCCAAGTTGGACGGCTAAATCTAAAGGTAGCGTTTCGAAAGAAGGTATTTCTGATTTTAAGGCTTCGGTTCTTTCCCGGGCGTCCTGTTTTAAGAGTTCTCGGGCTTTCTCTTTATTAACTGTGGCACCTGGTTGTGCAAAAATTCCTGTATGTCCGTAACCAATTGTCGGTTTATCGCCTTTTGTAGGGATGTATGTTTTATCTCTAAACCCTTCGTAGCCCTCAATAATCGGAAGTAAGGTGTCGTAGTAAGTGTTTTCAGCCCAACCCGTCGATTTATCCTGTTTTTCAACGGGATTTATGTCATCCGCGTTGTATGGTTGTGCTAAAGCCTCCTCGATTTCGTATTCGTCGGGTTTTAGAGCCCCTATCGACTTTGCATAATCCATATTTTTTGCTATCTGAGCATCTCTTTCGGGATCTTCGGGGCGGTGTAAGTCCCACCACTTGTTTTCTTCTGGATTATTCACCATTTTCGATCTCCAAAGGGGCTTCTTTTACTGATTCTGCGTAAACATCAACAATTTCGTTCAAATCCATGCCTGATTGTCTAAATCGAGACATGATTTCGGCCGGAGAAGCGCTTTTTTGCGTCTCATTGTTGATATTTATCTCGGCACGGGTTGCTGGTTTGCCAAATCCATACTCTAACATCAATTTAGCTGCGGTTATGCGCACGGTGTGGGCTGGTGTTTCGGCATATTCCACTCCCCTTTCGCCATCTGCACGGTTTCGGCGGACAGTTTGGTTTGCTTGCAGTCCTTCCCGAAGTGCAGACATGGCTGCGTGAAAGTCATCATCGTGAATGAACTTATGAACATCCTCTCTTAATCTTGTTACTTGTTGACTAGGCATAAATTTTTTCTGATATGGGTTCCCTTTTGTATAACAGGGTACCTTTTTGGTACCCCCCGCACCACCGGATGGGGGTCGGCCTTCAAAAAGATAGTTTTTTATTTCTGTGATTGATAGGCGACTGCGAGTGGTAGTGATAGTGGTACCACGGGAGAGGTGGGGGGTGGTAGTGCTAAAGCTTACAACGCAGTTGTCACTTCAATGATAGTTACAAAGTCGATACACTTGGGTAGGTGTCACTCGACAAAGGCTTGCGAGTCAAGGACTTAGGGGGACAGCACACTAGATTCGGAATCCTGTTTTGGGTCTGAGGTCGTTGGTCTTGGGTCGATGGCGTCCCTTACCCTACAGGTTTCCAAGGCACATAATATGTAGCAGTGGGGGTTTTAGTCAATGGAGCGAGCTTGCTCGTGACCTAGTTAGCGGGCGACCCGCCATCTAAAGAAATAACAATAGACCTAAAG